GGGGCATTTAGGGGCGAATGTTCCAAGGCTGGCGAGGCGGTCTCCAAAACCGCTTGGGTGGGTTCGATTCCCAACCGTCCCTGCCAGAGGCCGGGTAGCGCCCGGACAATGTGAGACCGGTCGTCGCGGCTCACATGGAAATGAAAATGGTCGCTGAAAACTGCACCGTGGGAGGGAACCGCCTCAGCGTAATGGTGCTGCGTATGTAAAGCAGCAATCGGTGATGTGACAATTTAAGCGGCAAGACGGCCAATATGCGGCATAGGTGCCACGTAAGGGGAGACCACAGCGAGTGACGGGGACTTTCCCTGAAGCGCTAAAGCAGGGCAGGACTGCAATGCCGGGACCTGTGAAAAGAATAACGCCCAATGTGGGCGGCGTTGTAGCCCTTCGGGGCGGGTAAAGTCTGCTATGTAAGGCCAAGGGGTGGGGGCTGGTAGCAAAAAAATGCGACAAAAGAGGTGGTGGTGAGTGCCATTAACAGCAAAACAAGAGAGGTTTGTACAAGAATATCTTGTGGACTTAAATGCCACTCAAGCCGCCGCGAGAGCCGGTTACAAGAACGCTGAAAAAGGTAGGCAGTTAGTTACGAATGGTAACGTTTCAGCTGCTATCCAAAAAGCAAAGGCAGAAAGGCAGAAAAGGACGGAAGTCACGCAGGACTACGTAATTGAGAAGCTGAAAGAAATCGCCGACCGACCGGCGTCGGATTTGCCGGAAAGCGATTTGAAATATGCGAATAAGTTAAAGGCGCTCGAAATGCTGGCAAAGCATACAGGCGTGTTCGATAAGCAAGACAATACGGGCGTTGATTCCGTCGTTAAGGTGGTTATCGATGTCTGAAATCCACCTGTCAGAGAAAATCGGCCCTGCGTTTTACGGCGTGGCGCGTGATGTATTTCAGCACGGGCATACGCATTATGATTTCAGCGGCGGGCGCGGCTCGTTGAAGTCCTCGACAGTGTCGGTGCTTGTGCCGCTGCTGTTGATCCACAATCCAAACACTCATGCGCTTGTTCTGCGCAAGGTGGCAAACACGATCCGCGATAGTGTCTATGCACAGTATATCTGGGCAATCGGCGAACTGGGCATGGCGGCATACTGGGAAGCAAAGGTTTCCCCAATGGAGCTGATCTACAAGCCTACCGGACAGAAAATCATGTTCCGCGGTGCCGACGACCCGATGAAGATTAAATCCATCAAAGTGCCATTTGGGTATATCGCGGTGACGCACTTTGAAGAAAAAGACCAATTTGCCGGACGCGCGGAAATCCGAAACATTTTGCAGTCCACCATGCGCGGTGGCTCGGTTTTCTGGAACTTTGAGAGCTATAACCCGCCGATCTCGCGTGACAACTGGGCGAACAAGGACAGTTTGGAGGAACGGGCTGACCGCCTGTGCCACAAGTCAACGTATCTGCAAGCACCGCCTGAATGGTTGGGCGAACAGTTTCTTGCAGAAGCGGAACACCTCAAAGAGACAGATGAGCGGGCGTATCAGCACGAATATCTCGGCATTCCGGTCGGCACTGGCGGCAATGTGTTCGATAAGCTGGAACTGCGGGAGATCGCCGACAAAGAAACCGAAAGCTTTGATCGCATCTATCAGGGAGTGGACTTCGGATGGTTCCCCGACCCGTTTGCTTTTATCCGCGTGCATTACGACAAGACGCGGGAGACGATCTACCTGATAGACGAAATATATCAAAACAAGCTTTCCAACGAGCAGAGCGCTGGCATGATTAAGGAAAAAGGCTACACTGGCGCATATATCATCTGCGACAGCGCAGAGCCTAAGAGTATTTCGGACTTACGGGCTATGGGATTGCCCGCGAAAGCTGCTGTAAAGGGGCCTGACAGCGTCGCATACGGTATGAAGTGGCTACAGCGGAGGAAGATCGTTATAGACCGAAAGCGCACGCCGCACGCTTACGACGAGTTTGTAAACTACGAATACGACCGCGACAAAGATGGAAACTTTATCAGCGGGTATCCTGATGAAAAGAACCATTTGATCGACGCATTGCGCTATGCAGTCGAGCCGATCAGCCGAAGAATGGGAGTTATCGCATGAGCAATGCAGTTATTCAAAAACTGAATGAGTTGGGCTATTCCACAATTCCGGAAGCGTTCTATAGCAAGGTTGCAGAGTGGAAAAGCTGGTATCAAGGCAATGTGAAAGGTTTCCACAGCTACCGTGTGCGTAACGGCGAGAACATGGTCAACTGCAAGCGGTATTCCCTCGGTATGGGAAAGAAACTGTGCGAGGACTGGGCTAATCTGCTGATGAACGAGAAAGTACAGATCACCCTTGAAGGGCAGAAGGAGCAGGAGTTCATCAACCGTGTGCTGACCGAGAACAATTTCACGGTCAAGGCAAACGAGATGCAGGAGATGAAATCCGCGCTCGGCACGGTGGCATATATCCCCCGCGTCATCGGGCAGGAAATCAACGAGGGAGGCGAGATTGTCCCCGGAAACGCCTCTGGCATCATTCTGGACTATGTGACCATCGAGAACATATACCCGCTGGCATGGCAGAACGGCTTTATCAGTGAGTGCGCATTTTCTTCCGTTGTGACGCGCAACGGGCATGATTACCTGTATCTCCAAATCCACCACAAAGACGAGGCCGGCAGTTACATTATTGACAACCGCATTTACCGCTACGACAACGAGATGCTGTCTGATGAGCAGCTTGCCAACGTCAAGGGCTTTGAGAACATTCCACCTGTGGTACATACCGGTAGCGACAAGCGGCAGTTTGTCATTGACCGGTTAAATATCGCCAACAATTTCAACTATCTTTTACCGACCGGCATTGCGGTGTACGCAAACGCCATTGATGTGCTGCAAGGCGTTGACATTGCTTATGACAGTTATGTAAACGAGTTCCGGCTGGGCAAAAAGCGTATCATGGTCAAGCCCTCTGCGGCGAAGTACCTTGACGGCGAGCCGGTATTCGACCCGTCTGATGTGGCGTTCTATGTTCTGCCGGAGGACGTGAGCGACGGCGCAGTCATTACCCCCATTGATATGACCCTGCGGACAGCGGAGCACAACACGGGCATTCAAGATCAACTCAATATTCTGTCCAGCAAATGTGGCTTTGGCGAAACTTACTATCGATTTGACGGCGGAAGCGTAGCAACGGCTACGCAGGTCATTAGCGAGAATAGTACTATGTTCCGCACGATAAAAAAGCATGAAATTATCCTCGAAGATGCGTTGGTTGAGCTGTGCCGCATTCTTCTGCGACTTGGCAATACCGCAATGGGCGCTGGTCTGAACGAGGGTGTTGAAATCAGCATTGATTTTGATGATTCCATTATTGAGGACAAGCAGACTGACTTTTCCCGCGATATGCAGCTTTTGCAGGCGGGCATCATGAGCGATTGGGAGTTCCGCATGAAGTGGATGAACGAAGACGAGGCGACCGCAAAGGCGGCGCTTCCGAAGATGCAGGACATGACAAAAGAGCCGGAAGAAGAGATTGAGTGAGGTGACGGCGTATGCGGCCTTACCCTTTTAGCCCAGACCTGCTTGACGCACTGCCGGAAGAACTGTCAGAACTGTTCCGATCGCTTGAAATTACGCTGCTGGAAGAAATCTGCTCTCGGCTTAAAGCTGCGGGTGAGCTGAATGAGGTAACGGTGCAGGATATTCAAGCGCTGCGGTCGCATGGCATCGACCTAAAGGACATCAAAAAGGCAGTCCGTAAGACAACAGGCATCAGCGAAACGAAGTTAAACAAGCTGCTTGACGATGTTGTGGAACGCAACCAGAAGTATTACACCGAGTTGATTGACCTTGCGCACATCACGCAGCCGGAAACGCTGGTAAGCGTAGAAGATACTTGGGCAATATACGAGCAAACAAAGCGAACGCTGCGCAACATAACGCGCTCAATGGGCTTTTTAGTGGACGCTGGGCGCACAATGCTATCCCCTGCCAAAGCGTACCAATGGGCGCTTGATAACGCTACAATGCAAATCCAGAGCGGCGCTATCAACTACAATCAGGCCATCAAGACGGCAGTAAAGCAGCTTGCAGACAGCGGCTTGAAGGTCGTAGATTATGAGAGCGGACACCGTGACCAGATCGACGTAGCCGCCCGCCGCGCGGTTATGACGGCGGTAAATCAGCTAAACCGTAAATACTCGGAACAGTCTATGGACTTTTTGCAAACCGACCTTGTGCAAGTAGAGGCGCACGCCGGAGCGCGCGATATCGATGGGCCTAAAGGGTGGGAAAACCACAAAAAATGGCAAGGCAAACTGTATCGATGGGCTGAATTTACAAAGAAATACCCCGACGCGTCAAAAGGGGAATATCCAAATTTTGAAAGCACATGCGGCATTGGAGATGTGACCGGTATTCTTGGAGCAAATTGTCGGCATAGCTGGTCGGCGTTTGTTGAAGGGGTTATGGAGCGCACCTATACCGATGAGCAGCTTGAGCATATCGATGATGGGCTTGGCTGCACCTTTGACGGCAAGATTTACACCGCATACGAAGCAACACAGATGCAACGGCGCGTAGAGCGTACAATCCGTAATCTAAAGCGCGAGAAAGCCGCTTACAAGGCCGCAGGATTGACGGAAGAGGAGCAGGCGGTAAATATACGCCTAAGACGCTTGAACGCCAAATACAAGGCGTTCAGCGCGGCGGCTGGGCTACCGGAGCAGCGGGAAAGGATGAAGGTGCTGTATGAGAATTAAAGCAAGAAGTTACGAAGGAATTGTGCTTGAACTTGACGGAAAAGTGCGAGTGATGCGTGATTACACCCGCGAGATTGCACGCGTAATCAAGTATCGGGTTGTAATTCTGTGCGATGATGGCGCAAAAGTTGAGCTTACGGATGTAAACCCAAAAGAAATTGAGGTAGTCAATGAACCGTGATGAAATGATACAGGCTATCGAAGCCATCTTGAAGCGTGGCAACAACGCAGAGATACGACGAAAAGGCGATGGGTATATCGTCTTGGAGGTCAAAAAGACAATCAAATACACTTCCGCGTAAAAGAAAACCGTCCCGGTTAAGGGGCGGGGAAATCGTTATCTTTACTGTCTTGAATGTCCAACTGTTCCTTGATTTTGTCGTGTAACGCGTTCCACCTTCCACTTTCGTAGTTGGTATCAAGCATAAGGAGTAAGTCGATTACTTCACGACGGGACAGTTTAATCGTCCTTGTTTTTAAGTTAATATTCATCATTTTGTTTCCCTTTCTGCCCTCGTGACCTCCGGGGCGGGGTTTTGAGTTAAAAACCGAGTTTCGTTTGACGATTGATCTCGTAAGCAACTCCTGCATCATAAGACTTGATAATAGGCAACAAGCCGTTTTTCACTTCTTCCATGAGGCCCCACATTGCGTCGCTTTTGCAAGCGGGAACAATTTTCTTTTTCTCGTGCGCCTCCTTGATGCCAATTTCATAAGCTTTTACTTCAACGGCGGTCATGTCAAATTCCTTTCCGGCTTTCGCCTGTCACATTTGTTCCTTGTGAGTATAGGATACTATAAGTTTACTTATATTTCAAGATGGGATATTCCACAATAAATTGCGGATTGGATTGTTGAAAACGTATAAGTTGACTTATTACAGAGAATGTGATACTATGTTGCAAAAGGAGGTTTGCAGCATGGCAACAGAGGCGCAGATAAGAGCAAGCACGAAGTACAACCGGAAACAGGACACCATAACGGTGAGGGTGGATAAAGAAACCGGCAAAAAGATACGCGATGCCGCAGAACGGCAAGGCGTAAGCGTAAAAGAGTTTATTCTTGCGGCGGTAATGCCGCACATCAACGATAAGTAAATAACAACTCCCGCGCAATAGGGCGCGGGAAAGGGCAATAGGAGCCAACTTGTAAGGAACGCTTACAGGTTGGCTCTTTTGTTTTATCAACACTGACCGACAGGTCGTTAAACAAGGAGATTTTTATGGCAGAAGAAACCACCGTGCAGAGCACGGGAACAACTGCGCAAGAGCAGGAAAAGACGTTCACTCAGGCTGACGTTGACAAAATGATTCAGGCGAGGCTTGACAGAGAACGGAAGAAGTACCCCAGCGAGGACGAGATGACCGCGTATCGCACATGGAAAGACAGTCAGCAGACAGAGCAGGAGCGGCAGGCAAAGCGCGAAAAGGAGTTTGCGGATAACAAGTCCGCCCTGACCGCAGCGCATGCCGAAGTTCAGCAGCTCAAGCGCGAGAAGTATGTGCTTTCCAAGGGGCTAACCGGCGAGGAAGCGGAGTTTATCTCCTTCAAGGCTGAAAAGATGGTGGATGACAAAACCACCTTTGAACAGGCCGTGGATAAACTCACCGAAAACCGGCAGAAGGTCAAATTTGATTGGACTGCCCCCGCTGGTGGCGGCAGCGAGAAAAACAACGTCAATGCTGCGATGAACTCTCTTATTCGCGGCGCACTTAAGTAAGAAAGGAAGATTTAACACATGGCAAACATCATCGACAGAAGCGCACTTTCCGGTCTTATCCCGGAACCCGTAACCCGCGAAATCATGCAGGGCGCTATCGCCGAATCTGCTGTCCTGCGCATGGGCCGTAGACTGGCAAATATGTCCAGCAAGACACAGACCATCAACGTGCTGGACGCCCTGCCCTCCGCGTACTTCGTGAACGGCGAGGCTACCGACAGCGGCGCTGGTGAGGCTTTCAAGCAGACCACCAAGATGGCGTGGGACAAGAAGAAGCTGTATGCCGAGGAGATCGCAGTCATCGTGCCTATCCCCGAGGCGGCACTCGACGATGCAGACTATGACATCTGGGGCGAGGTCAAGCCCCGTTTGACCGAGGCTTTCGGCAAGGTCATTGACGCCGCTATTCTGTTTGGCACGAACAAGCCGGGCACTTGGCGCGAAGGCGTTGTCCCATCCGCTATTTCTGCCGGTAATGGCGTCCCTATCAGTTCTGACATCTACGCCGATGTGATGGGCGATGGGGGCCTGATCTCTAAGGTCGAGCTAGACGGCTTCAATCCCAATGGTGTCATGTCCGCAATTCAGATGCGCGGCAAGCTGCGCGGTCTCCGCGACACTTCCGGTCAGCCGCTTTTCAAGACCGATATGCAGGGCGCTACCCGCTACGGCCTTGACGGCATGGATATGTACTTCCCCATGAACGGTGCGTTTGACCCCGCCCAGGCTCAGATGATCGTCGGCGATTGGAGCCAGCTTGTCTATGCCATTCGTCAGGACATGACCTTCAAGATCTTCACCGAGGGCGTTATTCAGGACCCCACCACGAAGGCTATCACCTACAACCTCATGCAGAACGATATGGTGGCGCTGCGCGCAGTCATGCGTCTCGGCTGGGAGATCGCGAACCCCATCAACGCCTACAACGCGGAAAAGGCAAATCCGTTCCCGTTCTCTGTTTACGGCAAGGGCGGCGACATCTCTACTGTTACCGTCTCGCCCGCTACCGCGACGATGGCAAAGGGCGACAGCAAGTCGTTTACTGCTGCTGTTACCGGCGAGGGCATTATCAACGGCGAGGTCGAGTGGAGCCAGAATGGCACGAAGTCCAAGATCAGCGAAGACGGCTTGCTGACTATCGACTCCGCTGAGACTAAGACCAGTATCACCGTTACGGCCAAGTCCAAGCAGGACAGCACGAAGACCGGCACTGCCACTGTTACCGTTTCTTAATCTGAAAGGAGCTGACCCGTATGACTTACGCAGACTTTGAATACTACTCTGGCACTTATATGGGCGCTGTGAGCGAAAACGACTTTCCGCGTCTTGTTGTCCGCGCCAGCTCCTTTCTCGACTATTACACCCGCAACAAGGCGGCGGATAACGCCACTCTTGATGCGGTCAAAATGTGCTGCTGCGCACTTGTGGACAAATACGCAGTCATTGAGGCGGCACAGGCGCTGGCGCAAAAGAATCTCGCCAACGCTGCCGTTGGTGATGCGGAAGTCAAGAGCGAGACGGTAGGCGGCTACTCCCGCACCCTTGCAACTGGCGGTGAGTCCGCCCTGTCTGCCCTCAACGCGACGGACGGGGCAAAGAAACTGCTTGCGGAAACGTGCAGGGAATATCTTGCCCATACTGGGCTGCTGTATCGCGGAGGTGGTTGTAGATGTACGCTCCCCACACTGTAACGATTTACAACATTGTGCAGGAGATCGACCCGGCAACCCTTGATGAGGTCGAAAAGGTCTACACCACGATATTGCGCGGTGTAATGCTCCAAGCGTCTAAAGGCGTGAACGTGCGTGAAAGCGGCCTTGAAGGTGCTGACGCTGTAAACCTGTATATCCCGTTCTCCGTGGAAGCGGTGGACGGGGTAACAGGCAAGCCGAAATCCTACATCGGTCCACAATCGTTTTTCAAAGCGGCGGATAAGTCTAACCTATGGACGCTCTCATACAAGGGTAACGGTGGCATGACGTGCTTTGTGAAGGGCGAATTCGTGTCGGACAACATGACCGTCGTTCTGAGCCATGACGATTGCTACAACGTGACGAAAGTCGATGCAATGGACTACGGTAGCACCGATATGCAGCACTGGGAAGTCGGAGGTGCGTAATGGGCATCAAGATTTCCGTGCATACCGACGGCTTTGACGCTGTAAAAGAAGCCATTGCCAAAGCCTGCACGCGCGCTGAGCACGTTTTAGCGGAACAGATTGAGAAAGACACTCAGCCGTTTGTTCCGATGCTCACAGGCTCGCTAACGCAGCGCACAAGAGTAGACGGAAGCGCCGTTATTTACCCCGGCCCGTATGCCCGTTTCCTGTATTACGGGAAAGTAATGGTCGACCCAAACACCGGCAGCACATACGCCCCAAAGGGCGGAACAAAAGTGGTTACAGATCGCAACTTGGTATTTAACAAGGCGATGCATCCGCAGGCGCAGGCGCATTGGTTTGAAGCATCTAAGGCACAAAATCTTGACAAGTGGCTGCGCGTAGCAGAAAAGGCGGTGAAGAAGTACGGAACAGATTAAAAAAACGGTATCGGCAGCGGAAGAGGATCAAGTCTCCCGAAAGCTGCTTGCGTGGTTAAACACGTTCCCGGATAAGCCGGTTGATTTAATTCGATTCGAATTTCTCCCCGCCGATACTCCGGCGATGGCACTGTCCACAATTCAGGCGGCGTATATCGTCAAGAAATACATTCTCGGCGGGTATCAGGCGGAATACCAATTTAAGGTTATCTACCGCATGAAGCCGGGAAATAGCAACGACAAACGGCTCAAGGCAGATGAAACGCTTAATGCCCTTGGCGATTGGGCAGCAAGCAAAACGCCACCTGACATTGGCGACGGCCGCCGCGTCATTCGCATCGAGCCGACAACGCGATCCTCTCTTTTTGCCGTGTATGAAAACGGCGACGAGGATCATCAAATCCTTATGAAAATGAACTACGAGGTGATTAAAAATGGCTGATACGACCTTTAACACCACGGCGGGGCAGACCGTAGACCGCGAACTTCTGATCGCGTATCTCAACACGGGCGAAACCGGAACTCCCACGTGGTCTCCCCTCGGTACGCGCGTCACGGATTCCAGCATGGAATATGACTGGCAGGAGGATTCTTCGAAAGACATTCTCGGCACGACGCGCACGACCATGAAGAAACCCATTATCACGCAGACCTTTGACCCGTCCAATCTCGATGCGGGCGACCCCGCCATCGTCAAGGTGTGGAATCTTGCAGTCAAGGAGCAGAACGCGGCGGCGCTGGCAAATCAGGACGTGCTGATCGTCCACGCTTATGCAGGCACGGCGAATACGGCAGTCTTTGCGGAGCGCTATTCGTCCTGCATGGTCAAACCTTCTTCCCTCGGCGGCGAGGGCGGCGGCTTTATCGGTATGCCTATCGACGTGACGCTTGGCGGCACGCGCAAAACGGGCACTGCGTCCATTTCCGGCGGCACTGTTACGTTTACAGAGGACTAAATCAAAGAGGGCTGGCGTTTGTCAGCCCTCATTTCGGAGGTAAGTATGGAACTCAGCTTTGATTCTGGCGTAAAAGAATACACCATTCGAGGTGTAAACGGTATTGTGACCGTGCATTTCAACCCTGCGGACGTAAATTTCGCAAAGAAAGCGTACCGCGTATTCAATGATTTGCGAAAAAAGCAGGAAGAGAGAGTGGCAAAGCTCGATACAACCGAGCCGGGCGACGAGCTCTTTGACATGGTGGATTCCATCGACAGGGAGATGCGCGACATCATCAACGATTTGTTCGAGCAGGATATTGCGGATATGCTTTTTGGGTCGGTAAATGCTTATTCCGCAGCAAACGGCGCTCCGGTATGGCAGAACTTTATGAATGCCATTATTGACCAGTTCGACGAAGCAACCAAGCGTGAGCAGGCGCTTGCAGATGAAAAAATCCGCAAGTATACGCAGAAGTACAAAAAATGATGTACGAACTTCCGACATCGCTGACCATTTGCGGCGTTGAGTATGCTATCCGCTCGGACTATCGCGCAGCACTGGACGTGCTTTCGGTGTTTGCTGCGGTCGATCTGGACAACAGTCAAAAGGTTCTGGCTGCACTGGATATTTTCTATCCTGATTTTTTACAAATGCCGGACGAGTATATTCCAGATGCTGTAAAGCAAATGACGTGGTTTCTCGACTGCGGCGACTACGGCGACAACAGGAAGCGCCCTAAACTGATGGATTGGGAACAAGACTTTCAATACATTGTGGCTCCCATCAACCGCGTTGTGGGACAGGAAGTGCGCGCAATGCCTTATTTTCACTGGTGGTCATTTGTATCTGCGTACTACGAAATCGGGGATTGCCTGTTTGCAAACATCGTGCGGATTCGCAGCTTGAAAGCAAAGGGGAAAACGCTTGACAAATCGGATCGAGAATTTTACCGCGAAAACAGACGGCTCGTTGATCTGAAAAAGCCGATGACGGAAGAAGAAAACGACACGATCAATGCGTGGTTGGGCAAAAAAACGCCCGACGCAAAATAGCATCGGGCGAGGTGGGTTACTTGTCTGCAATGAATGTAATTTCGTTTCCAGACCAAAAGTCGGGAGTGAAGCGAATTTCAATTTCTTTCCAGTCTTTGGGGACTTCGTATCCGACAACGCCGGTCATTTTCTTACCGGCAGCAATAGCTCCGTCTAACTGAGTTTTATCGGTTGCGATGGTGGCTGAAATGCTCAGATTTGTCGAGTAGTCATCAACATAGGCGTTGAACGATGCGATAGAACTAACGGCAATATCTTTATCCGACTGGTTATCAATGGAGAATTCGCAAAGCAGAAACACATTTCCATCATCAGGCGTGTTGAACTGCGATCCATTGCTTTCGGTGCAGAAATCAAACTTTACGCTGATCCCATTCAACTCAGCGGTTTCTCCAACGCCAAACGTTTGGCTATCTGAGCCAGAATCATCGCCCATGCCGTTTAATGCGGCGGCAATCAGACAAATGCCGAAAATAGCAATGATGATCCCCAACACTGGGGGGCGCTTTTTTTGCTTTGCTCCGCATTGAGGGCACGTTGACGCTGATTTTGCAATAGACGCGCCGCACACTTTACAAGTAGTCATCTTATCCATATTCATTCCTCCTATAGCCACGTTTTGTGGATATATTGATGATACCATGCAAAAAAACAAATAGCAAGTAGGTGATAGCTTTGGCAGATGGTGAAATCGTAATTGACGCTACAATCAGCGACAAAAAACTACACTCTGACCTGAACAAGGTTAAGTCAAATATTGCATCTTTGCAGAAGGAGTTCAACAAGCTCGGAAGTCAAAAAACGCCGATGGAAGAGCAACTTCGCACCATTGGCGCGGAGCTTGACAACGCAAAAGCAATCCTTGCGGAAATGCGCAGCGCCCCCAAAGGCACATACGAAAAAACGGACGTATCCGAACAGGCAGAGCGCATGAGGCTGCTCCAAAGTGAATTCAACAAGACCGCAAGTGAGGTTGAAAAGCTGAATAGTAAGCTCACCAACACAAGTGAAAAAATCTCAGATGCAAAGACGCAGGCAGCAGACCTCGCGCAGCAGATTGAGGGCCGCAATAAAGGCGCTGGCATCCGTGCAGCGACAGAAGCAGCATCAAAAAGCATGGACAACTTTGGAAAACGCATTAGCTCAGTTGTTCGCAGCGCTCTTGTATTTACTGCTATCACTCAGGCGCTTGCCAAAGTGCGCGAGTGGGTGAAAAGCGTTGTGATGACCAACTCGGAAGCGAGAGAATCTATTGCACAGCTGAAAGGCGCGTTGCTGACATTGGCGCAGCCGCTTGTAAGTGTTGTTGTTCCTGCATTTACAATGCTTGTGCGCGTAATCACGGCGGTCATCAATCAAATCTCCCGCCTTGTGGCGCTTATCTCCGGTAAAAGCGTCAAGGCATCTGCGAACGCTGCAAAGTCCTTAAACAAGGAGACCAAAGCCCTGAAAGGGACTGGCGGCGCTGCAAAAAAGGCAGCAAGCGACCTTGCGGCCTTCGATGAGATCAACCAGTTATCCGGTGATACCGCTGACAGTGCGGGCGGCGGTGGCGTAAGCGCAGATGATATCACCCCAGATTTTAGCTACATGGATGATATTAGTGACAGGCTCAAAAAGATTGCTGATGCGGTCTTGCTGATCGCTGCGGGCCTTGCTTTGTGGAAAGTAGCAAGCGGGCTTCCCGGTGCGCTCGGCTCTATCCTAACAAAGCTCAGCGGAATCCTCATTGCTGTTGGCGGACTTGTCCTCCTGTGGGATGGCTTATCAGATGCGTGGAACAACGGCGTGAACTGGAAGAATTTGCTTGAATCCCTCGCAGGCGTTGTTGCCCTTGCAGGCGGACTTGCAATCGCATTTGGCAAGGTTGGCGCGGGAATCGGGCTCGTCGTAAGCGGAGCTGCGCTAATTATCACGGCATTCAAGGACATCGTTACCAACGGCGCAAATTTGCAAAACACTCTGATGCTGATTGCCGGAATTGTAGCCACTGGACTTGGCTTCTTTTTCTTGACCGGAAGCGTTATTCCTTTGGTGGTTGCCAGTATTGCTGGAATTGTCGTTGCGATTCTTGCCTTAACTGGTAATCTGACAGAGTTTGCCAGAAACTTGAAAGATAATATCCTCGGTGGAATTATCCAATTTATCAAGGGCGTGTTCACGGGCAACTGGAAATCTGCGTGGGAAGGTGTCAAAAAAGTTTTCTCTGGCATCTGGAACAGCATCGTTATTATTGCCGAGAGTGCCATCAATGCCGTCATTAAAGGCTTGAACTGGCTGATTAGTAAAATCAATACGATCAAGTTTACTGTTCCGAGTTGGGTTCCCGGCGTCGGCGGCAAAAGCATCGGCGGGCATATTTCTTCGCTCTCTGAGGTTCGTTTGCCTCGTTTGGCGACCGGCGCGGTTATTCCCCCGAACAAAGAATTTCTTGCCGTGCTGGGCGACCAGAAAAGCGGGACGAACATCGAAACGCCGCTTGCAACGATGGTTGACGCATTTAAGCAGGCTATGGCGGGATCGGGCGGCGGTGCAACAACGGTCGTTATCCAGCTCGACGGTAAGGAAATCGCACGCAGCACCGTTAAGAATATTAACAACATGACACGCGCAGCGGGTAAGCCCGTGCTGCTGTACTAAGGAGGGGCAAACATGGAAGTCCTTATTATCAACGGCACGGATTATTCGTCCGCAATCGCAACGAAAGGGTACGGGTGGAGCAGAAACGACCTTGACAGCGACAAGACCACCCGTACCAAAGATGGCAAGATGCGGCGCGACAAGATCACCACAAAACGGAAGCTGAGCTATACGACACGCTCTGTCAAACGTGATGTGCTGGCAAAGCTTGACGATGATCTCAATAAGACCACCTGCACCGTGCAATACCTCGACCTGCATGGCGTGAGAACCAGCACGTTTTATTGCTCGTCGATGGAATGCACGCTTGAAGAAGCGGCAGACGATAACGAGGTGTGGGGCGGCGCGACGTTTAACTTGATCGAGGTGTAACATGGGGCAGACAACAAGTGCGCTGTGGCATGATTTGCTCCACAAGCCAGGGACGGAGCGCGAATTCAAATTTGTCATCAACGACGTAGAGTACGGAAAAGACGCAGAGGTTTCCCACTCCGTTGAATCGCAGTTGTTTGAGGAGTTCGGGATTGGCAATGCCTGTTGCGCGACGTTAAGACTTGCAGTCATTGCAGACAATATCCCGCGCGCCGCGACGATCAAGCGCTATCTCAGACTGGTAAATGGAACTCAGGCGACCGCATGGATTCCAAAGGGCGTGTTTTTTACCAATAAGCGCTCTCGCGATGGGGATTATTGGGAAGTCGAAGCATACGACGCAATGCGCAAAGCAGACGTTGTATGGGAACCGTCTAACTCTCTGACGTTCCCAATGCCTATGCCTACTGCCGTGAATCTGTTTTGCCAAATGATGGGGGTAAAGCTGGATAAGCGGACTGCATTGAATAGCGCGTATACCATTGACTACCCCGCCAATGATTACACGGTGCGTAATGAGCTTTGCTTTATCGCTGCGGCACACGGCGGCAACTGGATTATTACAGACGCAGGGGATCTTTTGCTTGTCCCGCTTTTATCCATGCCTGCTGAAACCAATTACCTTATCACCGAGTACGGCGATGCAATTACATTCGGGGGGGTGAGAACCCTTGTCTGATAAGTATTTTGTTGGTCAGGACATGACCAGCTTTTCCGACAATGGCCAATACAAGCCCATTTCCCGCGTGACGCTTTTGCTCGACGATGAGAAGAGTTTAACCGCTGGCGATGATACCGGCATGGAGATCACTGCAAGCTGCCCTCATGCAACACAAGCGATGGTAAACGCCCTGCTACAACGAATGAAAGGGTATCGATATCAGGCATACGAAGCTGGCGCGGCTAACATCGACCCCGCCGCGGAGCTTGGCGACGGTGTGAATGTCGGTGGGGTCTATTCTCCACTCTCTCGCATCGCTGATGATGGGAGAGGGTACGCAGACATTTCTTCCCCCGGCGAGTTGGAGATGGACGACGAATACCCGTCTGGCGGCTACATCAAGCAGGAGTTTGACCGGAAACTCGCTCAAACGCGGTCGCTCATCACCAAGACCAGCGAAGAGATCAACCTCCGCGTGGAGGGCATCAGCGGTGACGTATCGTCCCTGCACGTGTCCCTTGGCAACGTGCAATCTGAGGTCAGCGGGAAAATTGACGGCAGTACGGCACAGAGCCTTATCAATCAGAGCATCGACAAAATTGAGCTAAGCGTGTCCAGCGGCAGCGATGGCAGCACGTTTACCCTCAAGGCAGGAAGCACCACACTGAGCACAAAGACGCTTGATTTACACGTCAATGCGGTCAACATTGACGGCACGCTCAAGGCAAGCCAAATCCAGACGGGCAGCATTTACGTTGGTGACCTTGCAGATGGATCGAAATACGCAACTAAGACGTATGTGAACGACAACGCGGGTCTGAGCTCAAGTGAAGTTGATGATCGTATCGATACCTATATCGATAGCACATCTATCACCGCTGAAACGTTGCGCGGGCGAACAGTCTCTCTTATGGCGAACCGCAGAACTGAAATCGGGACTATCGAGCTGGTAGATACCACTACTGGCTACGGAATCAGCATCAGTACGTATGACGGCGGGATTCAGCTCGATTCTGGCGGCAATGTATACATTACGAGTGCATATAGAACAAGACTCCAATTGGACGATGATGCAGCCAAAATTGGCCCAACTGTATGGGCAACCGACGGAACAGTCATTTACAGCTCCGACAAAAACGTAAAAAACAGTATCGAATATGACTTGTCCCGTTATCGTCAATTCCTGCTCGACCTCAAGCCTTGCCGCTTTAAATACAACGAGGGGCAGAGCGGACGATACCATATCGGTATGATTGCGCAGGATATGGAGCAAAGCCTTGCCGACAACGGCATTGCCGCTTCCGAGTTTTCCGGTTGGTGCAAAATGCCTATTCGAGATGAAAACCATAACATTACGGGGTACACCTATGGTATTCGCTACGATAGCCTGATCCCCCTAAACACGTTGATGATTCAGGAGCTTGTGAAAAGAGTGGAAGCCTTGGAGAAAAGGAGCTGATTTTGATGGATAAGGAAAAACTCAGAAAGCAGATCGATGGTGCTTACAGCATGATTACTGGAATCTATGTCAAGGGCGCGGACACCAAGCGCGTGGCAATGGCAATGCAGCACCTTGAAAACGCCTTTGCCGAGTTGGACAAGCCGGACGAGCCGCCCGCCAAAGAGGGCAAGACGAAGCTCGAGAAGGAAAGCGAGGTAACCGATGGCTGATAAAGCAATTTCCGACCTTACCCAAGCGTTACAGATCACGGGTGAAGACCTGTTTGTCTTGCAGCAGAACGGCGAAGCAAAAAAGCTGAAAGGCTCGCAGGTCGTGCAGTACGCCAAAGATTCTGTTGCGGCAGAGGTGCAGGGCGTCAAGGAATACGCCGACAGCGCCAAGGCATCGGCTGACGCGGCGGCGAAGGACGCAACCAGAGCAGAGGCCGCTGCACAGGGCATTGACAACAAGGTTGCTGCGGCTGACGCTTCCGCAAAGGCGGCGGCATCTTCTGCGGCGGCGGCTGCTGCATCTGCGACCGGCGTTGATGAGAAGGTACAGGCCGCACAAACGGCGGCAACCAATGCCGCAAAGTCTGAAACGGCGGCAAAGGCTGCACAGACCGCTGCCACCAACGCCCAGAACGCGGCAGAGGCGGCAAAGACCGATGCGCAAAAGGCAAAAATCGATGCGCAAAAGGCGTGGGAAGACGCAGAACGCGCAAAGCTCGATGCGTCCGCCAGCGCAGACAGCGCAAGGCAGGAATCGGCAAAAGCCCTTGAGCACGAGCTGAATGCACAAAGCGCAAAGACGGGCGCGGAAACAGCAAAGACCGACGCACAAGCGGCGAGAGACTCCATCGTCAACATGATCGTCGAGGCGGTCACGCTGGCAAGCGGTTCCGACGCGACGGTAAGCAAGAGCGTTGTCGACAACGTATTTAAGCTTGTGTTTGGCATTCCGCGCGGCAATCCCGGTGCAGACGCGCCTACTATCACAGGCATCACGATCCGGCAGACAGACTATCACATGATTGTGTCCCTCTCCGATGGCACAACGTATGATGCGGGCTATTGCCGTGGCGCTGCCGGTGCTGGCTCGGGAGATATGCTGGCGGCTGTGTATGACCCGCAGGGCAAGCAGTTGGACATCTACAAATACGTCGATGACGCGTTTTCCAACGTTCCCGCCGGCAACGTTAAATTTTCCGACGGCACAACGTTTCAGCAGAAGTTGGACAGCGGCGCGCTTAAAGGAGACCCGGGGAAAGACGGTGCCCCCGGTGAGAAGGGCGAACCCGGTGAGAAGGGCGCGGACGGCGCTCCCGGCAAGGACGGTGCGAAGGGCGCAGACGGGAAAACGCCCGTGAAGGGCGTGGACTACTTCACGGCGGCGGACGTCAACGAGATCGCACAGGAAGCGACGGGGAAGGTCAACGGAAGCGACATCAAGGTAACATTCACTCCCGCGAGTACGCGCACGGCGCTGGAATCCGGCACGAAACTTGCGATCCTGATGGGCAAGATCGCCAAGTGGTTCAATGACCTCGGCTGGCTGGCCTTTAAGGATACCGTGACGACCAACGACGTATCAGCGGGCATCAAGGCGAGCCTCAGCAAGGCAGACAGCGCATTGCAAAGCGTAAGCAAGAGCGACGTCGGTCTTGGCAATGTTGCAAATGAGAGGCAGTATTCTTCCGCGAATCCGCCACCTTACCCTGTGACATCGGTCAACGGCAAGACGGGCGATGTAACTGTCTCGTCCGTCAACGTCCCCGCCACCACCTCCCTCATCAAGGGCAACGGCTCGGGAGGACTGGCGGCGGCGACGGCGGGCACGGACTACGCGCTGCGGCCGACCACGCGCAAGGTGACGCTGACCGCCTCGGGCTGGAACAGCAGCACCAAGCAGCAGACGGTGACATGCAGCGGCGTGCTCTCGGACGCAACAAAGCAGCTGCTGATCCCCACGCCCGTGAACACGGCGGCGGGCAATCCTTACGACGAGGCGAGCATTCAGATGGTCGCGCAGGGTGCGAACAGCGTGACATTCTACGCCGACACCGTGCCGACGGTGAGCATTGACGTCTATGTGACGATTTACCCCATCAACTATCTCGGGTAAGGGGGCAAGGACATGATCTGGAACATGAGACGGCGGAAGAAGAAACCGAGACAGCTGACGTGGCAATTTTATAGCAGAATAAGTTATGGGAAACCCCAAACATTCAGCGCGAACTTTGAATCCGCAGGGAGAGCATGGGTAGGGATCAAAATAAGTGCAAATGAAAGAGACGGGGTGACTCAAATGTGGTACCTCGTCAATTCCGGTAACCCTTATTTGGCGCGAGTATCTGTTTACACAATAACCAAAGGTTTCGAGAATAGAGAACACCGAACAATCATTTTTGAAGAAGAACCAACCGGCGAGCTGCTGGCGTTCTTACAGCAGAACGCCACGCCGCTATGAGAAAGGAGCACACATGAGCACTGTTCTGAAAGCAAATAACACCGAAACGCCGTGCGAGGCGGCGGAACACTACCGCGACAGCGCGTGGGGACGCTCCACCTGCACTGTGACAATCAAGGGCAGCGCGGCAGACATCGCCGCCCTGCTGCCAAACGGCGCGGCGTGGTCGCTCATCGAGCGCGAGGACGTGCTGGACGAGAGCGGCATGCCCACGGGGCAGACCGTTGACCACGAGCGCGACATGAGCGAGTACAGTCTCAGCGGCGACATCACCGACCACCGCGACGGCACGGTCAGTATCAAGATGGGCAAGCCCACGGAAACCGAAAGCGCCAAAGCGACCGTCACCGCCCTTGCGGGTGAGCCGGTCACATACGCCCGCGCGGTGAAGCTGCGCCCCACTATCGAACGGGCAGCGGTCAGCCTGAGCGACGGCGAGGCGGCAAGCGTGCCGGAACTCATCACAGCATGGGCGTACCCCGTGGCTTACGCCGAGGGTGACCGCAGAAGCTACGGCGGTAAGGTGCACAAGTGCCGTCAGGCGCACACCTCGCAGGCCGACTGGACGCCGGACAAGACCCCGGCCCTCTGGGCGGTCATTGACGCCGAGCACGCGGGTACGCAGGCAGACCCCATTCCCGCAGCGCGCGGTATGGAGTACGAATACGGCAAGTATTACCTCGACGGCGAGGACGGCAAGACGTACCTCTGCGAGCGCACGGGAGAGGCCGCGGGCGGGAAGATCGTCTTGCAGTATTTGCCGCATGAGCTGGTGGGGAATTATTTTAAGGCGGTGTAATACGCCGCAGAAAGGGAGTGGGATATGGATAATGCAAAACACTACGACGACGCGGCGATCGCACTGATCGAATCGAGGTGCAAGAGCAACACGCACCGCATTAACGAGTTGCAGGAGCACCAAACGGCGCTTGACAGGCTGGCAACTTCGGTCGAGGTGCTGGCGACCAAGCAAGAGACCGTCGAGGGCGACGTCAAAGAGATCAAAGAGGATGTAAAGGCCATCACGAGCAAGGCGGGGAAACGGTGGGACGGGCTGGTCGACAAGGCTCTCGCGGCGCTGGCGGGCGCGTTTATCGCGTGGCTGCTGAGTGGGGCGGTCGGATGAAGCGCCTTATCAAAAAGGCGTCAAAATTGCGAACGAGGAACATCATTTTGATTATCGTTGGCATTTTCATCGCCGCTTTTGTGATCTACACGGTCATCTTTTACAGCATCAAGGGGTGGCAGTGGGACAACATTTTCCCGTACCTGCTGGGTACGGGCGGCATCATTGAGGCCTTTACCGGGCTTCTGACACTGGTGGAAATTATCGTTGGAAAACGAAAGGAGAAGAAAAATGAAATTTGAAATGAGTAACAAGGTGTACGATGTGCTCAAGTGGCTCGTGCTCATCGTACTGCCCGCGTGTTCTGGCCTGTACGCCGCGCTGGCGGGCGTTTGGGGCTGGGGGTATGTAGAGCAGGTCACGACCACCATAAGCGCCGTGGCACTGTTTATCGGCGCGCTCATCGGCGTGTCTAGCGCCAATTACAAAAAGGAGCACGGCGATGTATCACAGTAGGGACATTGCCGACCTGCGGGCGGACGTGCGGGCAAACTGCGTCATCTTCCTCGACCTCTGCAAGGAGGCGGGCTTGCCGGTGCTTGTGACCGAGACAGTACGAGACGACGAGTATCAACGCTATCTTGCGCGCATGGGCTACGCGGCAAAGACCGCGACGCGCCCGACGTTCCACTCCGTCAAGGCGGGACTGGCGTTCGACATCTGCAAAAACGTCAAGGGACACGAGTACGACGATGCGTCGTTCTTCGCCCGCTGCGGGCAGATCGGCAAGCAGGTCGGCTTTTCGTGGGGCGGGGACTGGAAGAAATTCCCGGACAAGCCGCACTTCCAGTGGGACGATCACGGGAGATACGGAGGCAGTTCGATCTTGACGGGGCACTACCCGCCGGAAATGGAGGAGTACATGGATCAGGCAACGTTTAACAAGATGATAGACAGCTATTTGGCACAGCTCGGCACAAAGCCCGTCTCTTCGTGGGCGGCAAAGGACTGGGCGGCGGCCAAAGCGGCGGGCATCACGGACGGCAGCGCGCCACAGCGGCTTATCACGCGGCAGGAAGCCGTGGCGATGATCCAGAGAGCGACAAAATAACGGTGCCCGATTCGGGCACAGGAAGGAGCGGACGGCGAAAGCCACGCGCAAGCGCTCTGCAACGTCCTACACGGGGCATGGACGGTCAGCACAAGCGTATCCGGGCGGAGTTATCCGCGATGGCTCCACGGCGAGCCGTCGAATATATCTTATCTTTTGAGCTACCGCCTGACGAGGCGGCGTGCATCATTGAGTGCGACGTGCGGCGCAAGAGCTACGCGCAAGTGTGCGAGGCACTGCACCTGTCTCCGGAGGCAGTCAACCGCTGTCGCAGGCGGGCATACCAAAAAATAGCAGACGGACAAAGAGAGCACCGAGGTTAATCGGCGCTCTCTTTTCGTGTTTATATAAGGTCTTTTGGATTCACGCCGAGCACGTCGGCAATGGCAATCAGGTTTTTGGCGGTCAGATTGGCCGCCTCGGCCTCCCCCAGTTCCACGCGCTGGATCTGGCGGATATTGACGCCGGACTTTTGGGCCAGCTCGGTCTGCGTCATGTCTGCCATGCGGCGCGACCATTCTATTTTTGATATCGCGCGGTTGTGGCAGTCGCGTCCGTAGTTGACCAGAGAGCAGACGGTGCAGTCACCGTCCGCCCGCTGGCAGTCGCTGTATTTTCGTCTCATAATTTAACCCCACATATGCTCCGCCGTGTATTCAGCCCATTCGGCCTTCATGGCATTGATGGCCTGCTCGTAGTCCTCACCGTTGATGATGGCTTCCAGCGCTTTCTTCCCGGCGGCGGCCTTGACGTAGTGTTCTGCGTTGGAGTAGTCGCTCGCCTCGAGGTATGCCTTCGCGCGGGGATACTTGGCATAGAGACCGGCCATATCGTACTTGGGCTTGGTGCGGACGCCAACGCTGCCGCCAGCCTCACTCTCAAAGCTTGCGGTAAATTCCTCGCGCCAGCGCTTCATGTCTTCCTGCGCGGCCTTAATCTCACGCAGGCCGGGGATAGCGTTGATCTTCGCCTCGCGCTCGGTGCGGGCGCTTTTCTCAGCCTTGCGCTCCTCCATCAGGACGGCAAGGATATCGGACTTTTTAGCTTTAATCTCGTCTAATTTCCCATCGCGCTTGCAGGCTGCTACCTCGCGGATCGCCAGCATGCCGGTAAGCTCCCAGCCCTTGTCGGTCAACTTGGTCTGCAGGGTGATGTTGTACTTCTGAATGAGTTCCTGAACGGTCATGATTCGCTCCTCCTTTTTAGTCTCAGAAGTCTTCGCCGGCAATATACATGGCGACACAAAGCGTATCAGTGGTGGGATCGCCGTTCTCGTCGTAGTTACCGTTGATTTCGGCGATTCGCTCATATCCCATGTTCTTTGCCATCTCAACCGCCTCGTCCCAATCAAAGCTACCTGTGTCACAATCGCCGTCCTCGTTGTCTCTTAGAACCGCGTACCAATTTCTACTGTTCTCCATCTTTTTATCCTCCTTGGGTTTCCCCTCTCTTGTTTACATGCTTATTATACGCTAATATTAGCGTAATGTCAAGAGCTTTTTGAAATATTTTTTTGACCAAACAATGACCAAACGATGACCATTTGTAAGGCGCGATCCACGGTACGATAGAGGCAACAAAAGGAGATGCAACGATGTACGACCGACTTTTAGCTTTGGGCTTTACGGAGCAGATGGCAATGGACATTTTGACGCTGTTCCCCGACCCTGACGAGCTGCGCACTTACGTCTATTTCGCGGAGCTTTTCCATGTATAGCTATTTCAACCCGAATCCAAACGGACGCAACGTGTCCGACTGCACCGTGCGCGCGATCTGCAAGGCAACGGGGAAGGACTGGGGCGAGGTGTACTTGTCCCTCTGCATACAGGGCTACCTTGACGGCGACTTACCCAATGCAAATGCATGCTGGGGCGCGTATCTGCGATCGCTTGGGTATCGGCGCTATATCATGCCGGACACCTGCCCCGACTGCTACACGGTCGGTAGGTTCGCCGATGAGCACCCGCGCGGGACGTATATTCTCGCGCTCTCCGGTCATGTCGTGTGCGTGCAAGACGGCGTTATTTACGATAGTTGGAACAGCGAGAACGAAATCCCGCTTTATTACTGGGTCAAAGAAACGGAGGAATGAACATGGCATATCCCTATTTTAACCCCTATTATCCGCAGCCAATGCCGGACAACCTCATGCAGATGCGGCAGATGCAGCAGCCACAGATGCCGCCCATGCAGCAGCCTATGTCGCAGCCAATGCAGCAGAACCCCATCGCGCAGGGCGGCGTGCAGTGGGTCAATGGCGAGCAGGAGGCAAGAGGTTATCTCATCGCGCCCAACTCTGCCGTAGCACTGTGGGATTCCACCGCCCCCACCGTTTACCTCAAGCAGGCAGACGCAAGCGGGAAACCGACGCTCAAGATTTATGACCTCGTAGAACGCACAGAAACGACCCCTAACGCGCCACAAAAGCCGGGCGTGGAATTTGTCACCCGCGAAGAGTTCGACCGTCTGGCGGCGCTTGTGGGCGAAATAAAGGGTAAGAAGAAACGCAAGGTCGAGGAGGACGAAGACGATGAGTAACCCGTTTATGGCCGCGCTGGGCGGCGGGCAGGGGCCTATGGGGAACTTTGCCCAGATGGTTCAGCAGTTCAACCAGTTCAAAGCAAATTTCAAGGGCGACCCCAAAGCCGAGGTCGAAAAGCTCTTGCAGAGTGGTAAGCTAAACCAGCAGCAGCTTAATCAGCTACAGCAGATGGCGAAGCAGTTTCAAAGCCTGATGCAGTAATCATCAACATAAATCAACATCGTGGCCACGATTTGATGAATAAAAATTTTTCAAAGGAGTGATACTATGTCTCTTTCTGACGGCGGCGTTCAGGCCACTATGCCTGTTGCGCCTACCGGCATGATGAACAGCGGCTTTGGCGGCTTCGGCGGCGATGGCGCGTGGTGGATCATCATTCTTTTCCTGTTTGTGTTCTGCGGCTGGGGCGGCAACGGCTGGGGAAACAACGCCGGCAATTCCGGCGGCGTGGTTGACGGCTATGTGCTGACCTCTGATTTTGCCAATGTCGAGCGCAAGATCGACAGCGTAAATCAGGGCCTTTGCGACGGATTTTACCAGCAGGCGCAGCTTGTCAACGGCACCAACATGGCGATGGCAAACGGCTTTGCACAGGCCGAGCTTTCCCGCAGCAACCAGCAGGCGGCGCTTATGCAGCAGCTCAACGCCATGCAGATGCAGGCCGCAAATTGCTGCTGCGAGAATCGCGCGGCTATCGCGCAGGTGCGCTATGACATGGCGGCGCAGGCGTGCGACACGCGCAACACCGTACAGAACGCCACACGTGACATCATCGACAACGCCAACAGCAACAGCCGCGCAATCCTCGACTTCCTGACGCAGAGCAAGCTGTCTGACCTCCAGGCCGAGAACCAGAATCTCAAGCTGGCTGCGTCTCAGGCTGCACAGAATAACTACCTCATTTCGCAGCTTCGTCCGTGTCCTTCCCCCGCCTACATTACTTGTAACCCGTGGGCGGGTAGCGGCTACGGCGGCTGTGGTTCCGGTTGCGGCTGCTGACAACTGCATAGCATAGCTTTTTGTTGGCAATGTTTTGTTGACGTCAACAAAATGTTCGGCCCCGTGCCGATACTACGACAACGCGGCGGGGCAATAGCTCCGCCGCTGTATTTTTAGAAAGGACTGAACTTATGAAAACGATTGACGATCTGAAGCAAGAATTTGTAGACCATCTTGCCGCTATGGATAAGTCCGAAATGAGCATGTTCGAACTCACAAACTATGCCGATCTGCTGCATAAGGCGGACGCTCTCTTCAAGCCAAGCTATACAGATGTACTTGCATCCGGCTTCATTCCCCCTTTTGCAGCAACTGCTTGGAAAAAGGAGGAGAAGAAAAATGGCTGAATACGTTACCGCTGGCATTGTTACTGTTCCTGCTGGACAGAATGTTCCGATGGTCTCCACGGCGGCTTGCGGCAAGCCCTGCATCGTCCACCGCGAGGGCAGCGGGCTTGTCACCCTGCGCGGGCTGACGCAGCAGTGCAAGGCGCGCTTCAAGGTGAGCTTTGGCGCAAACATCGCTGTCCCCACGGGTGGAACGGTAGGCGCGATCACCACGGCGCTCGCTGTCAACGGCGAAGCACTCAACGGAGCCACGGCGACCGTCACACCCGCTGCGGTGGAGAACTATTTTAACGTCTACGTCAGCGCCATCGTGGAGGTGCCGCGCGGCTGTTGCGTGACCGTTGCGGCGAAGAACACCAGTGCGGAGGCGGTCAACTTTGCCAACAGCAACCTGACAATCGACCGCGTGAGCTGAGAAAGGAGAACACAATGGGTATGAAATCTATGTATGATCTGCGCGACATGCTTTGCAAGGAGCTGGAAGAAATCACTCGCAAGGGCGAGCTTGGCGCGGGTGATCTTGACATCGTGCATAAGCTGACTGATACCATCAAAAACATCGACAAAATCGAAGCGATGGAAGATGACGGCTATTCCAGCCGCCGCGACGAGTACGATATGCGCGGCAGAGGCAGACGCGGCACGCATTATGTGCGCGGCCACTATTCCCGCGACGGCGGCATCGACAACATGAAACGCCAGTTGCAGGAAATGCTGGACAACGCCGACGATGAAAGCATCCGCAGAGCTATCCAGCGCTGCATGGACACGATTGAGGGCTAAAGGGGGTGCACCCCTATGGTCGACGAAAATGAGGTCAATCGCTGGATAGCCCGCCTTGAGACGGAAGAATCAAGCTGGACAAACTATGAGCGCCTTGCCGTGCTGTATGCCATCCGTGACCAGCAAAGCGGTAGCAGAGAGAGGGTTTTGCCAATGGCATACTCCGCAGCGCCCGCGCCGGTTAGCGTCGAAACATACGGCGACAGCGATTTTCTGCGCGCAGTGGCAGATGTTCCGCCGGACAAGGCATGGGAGATCATGGATGAGCTGATGGACAGCTTGAAAATTGTAAACGAGCGCGTCTATAATAGCGTCATGCGGAAACTGGAAAAGTAAATTGCAGATGGAATTGCAGATGAGTTACAAAAACACTTGTAATATCAATGCTTTTGCGGATTTGGTTGCGGGTTCGACTCCCGCCGCCTCCACCAAAGAAAAAACCTCGCAGTTTCAACGACTGCGGGGTTTTTCTTGTATTTGCAAGGGTTTTCGGGCTTATCTATTTGCGCATTACTTGCGATATTCGCAAGTTATTTCCCATCAAAGCACGTATTTTGCAGATGAATTGCAGATGGAATTACAGATGAAATTCGGATTCAAAAAAGCCGTCAACGGCATCTGCCACTGCTACGGCTTTATCATCCATGGTGTGCTGATATACGTTTTTAAGCATGTTGTTTGTGGAGTGCCCCATACGCTCCATTGCGTATTTATCGGGGACGTTGAGCCTGAGCATGACCGACGCATTTACATGTCGAAGGTCGTGGAAGCGGAACAGCTGAACTCCGCAGCGGGCACACGCGCGTTGCAGATGCTTATACAGGACATTTCTGGTTGCATGGACAATATACTCATCTGTGCGCGGTGTTGCTTCAATCAGCCCCATAATATACGGCGGCACTTTCAGCTTTCTGTTGCCGCTGTAAGTTTTTGGCTGCTTGAGCTGCGGACCGTCCTCACCGTCTACCATTGCTTGCCTGATCGTTAATATATCGCCGTCAAGACAATCCCATGTCAGACCTCTGATCTCCGATGTACGGAGGCCGAGCCAGACAGCCAGCAGGAAAGGCAATTCAAAATCTGTGCCTTTGCAGTCTTCGTGCAGAATTCTGATCTCGTCCATGGTAGGGATTTTAATTTTAGGCGCTTCCTTCTGCGGGAGTGATATGCGGAACACCTTATCGGGACATTCCTCCGACATTGCCGCCGTGAATAGGCCGTAAGCGTTGCGGACGTACTTCGGGGACTTTTCCCGTGCCATCTTATTTACGGCACGCTGCACGCGATCCTGCATCAACGCGGAGCACTTAACGCTCATCAGCTCGGGGAAAACCACCTTGCGCAGTTTTCTGTACCCGTTGACGGTGGAGGGGGAGAGTATCGCGTCCTTGCTGTCAATATATCGGTCGATAGCATCGCCAACCGTTCGCTCAGACGCACGAGCGGCAGACTTCGCGCCGGACTTCAATGCGGCGGCTTCGTTTTCCGCCTGCCTTTTGGTAGGCGCTGTGACGGACACCCGCTTTCCGTCTACCATGACGCTGACATTCCAGTTTCCGGACGGTAGTAGTTTTGCTTTTGGTATTTTCATCAAATCCCCCTCCAATCAATGTACAAGCACCACGCGGCCAGAAAGACGATAATGACAAACATTATAGCAATCACACCGTTGCGGATACGCACTCCACGCCGCATGATCTCGATCATATCCGCTTTGGCGTCAACGTGACGCTCCAGCTCATCATTCCGCGCTTGCAAGGTTTCCTCGGTTGGTGTCAAGTGTTCGGAAATTCCGAATATTTCGTCAATGGATATTCCCAGTGCCTTACAGATGGGCGCGACGGTGTATATAGACGGGGCTTTGGAAAACTTAGAAAAGAAATTTTGCACGGTGGACAGCGGTACGCCGGAAGCATCGGAAATGTCTTGATAGGTTAGTTTCAGTTCTTCTTTACGGGATTTACACACTTCTTGAATGTTCATTTACGCCACCTTAATTTTTTTCGATTTTCGCGCCGCGGAGTCGCAAGATGATGGCTTGTCGAATTACGTCGAGCGCTGTCTTATTGCAATGTTTCGGTGTTGAATTGCCAAGGTAAAGCGGAGTATGGTCAAAACATGCAGCGGCGACCGCTTCCCGCTGGCTGCGAAAAGGCCCCGCCGTTTGTTGCAGAGGGCGGCGGGGCCAATCTAAGCTATACCGCCTTGCAACTTTTCAATTCTCCCGCTCTTCCCATTCTGCGACTTCATCTAATGATTTAGGTATGGTATACCCCGCATCCTCAATCTTCTGTGCCAGCTTTTGATAATTTGCTGTGTTACCGTTTCGCATGCGAGAAAAGCCAGAAAGAGATTTTGGGAAGTCGTCGGGGAATTTAGGCTTGAACCAATAATAAATAATATGATTTAGATTCGGCTCATTGATCGGATTGTAAGACTTTTCAACACGTTCTAACCAAAGTCTATAATTTTCCTTTTCTTCTTCTGTTCGATCATCGCGAAATGGTCGTTTGCTATACAGAGATGGACTAATGCATTTGAAAGACGGCTCGGAAACACCATCAATATAGGCAAATATCCCAAGAGCACATTGAAAATGGAAATCATCTGGAAACTTTGGGAACTTCCAACTTTTTCCAGATAAGCTATATATCCGCCTCCGGTACTTCGCGCAAATTTCACAGCACGCGCTTGAATCGCCAACCTCTACTAAATCAGTTTTAAGTCTTTTACACGATTCAAGCGTTCTTGCAAATGCGTCTTTTGCATAGTCTTCCGGAGATTCTGTGTGGTTATCTATCCAGTCTTTCCACTCTTTTGCTTTTTTAAATCGACCAAGTTCAATATAAGAATTGACAACCCTATAAAAGTCTTTTCGCTCCCACCCAAGTGTGGAATATGTCATCAACTGGCAAGATTTTTCAAGGCAAGCCATTGATAGCTGGTAATCTCCGGCATTCCACAGAAAACCAGCGTGCATTCTCAACACATATTCAAGATACCCTGTTGGGCCTAATTCTTTTGAAGGGAGTACATTGCGTACTTTTGTATAGTCAGGAATGGCGATAGAATAAATCGATTGCTTATCGGTCAAATCGTATTTTATTCCATCAGACACTATATCAGTCGCCGCGTTGATCTTATCGCGCACGTCGTAATACGATTGATTTGGTTCTGGAAACAACTCCGCAACGCGGCCGTGCTCAAAATATACGGTAATTGGCATATCAAATTCACCTAATTTTATATTTTAAATTATATTGAATCAATTAAAAATTAGTGCTATACTAATCCGCGATAGAACACTTGTTTTATTATATGAGAGCGAACGGAGGGCAGAGAGGATGACGACGGTAGAGGAATTGATTATTACAATTTCGAGATTTACTCCCCAGCAACTTGACCTTTTTCGATCTGCTGCGCAACAGATAGTAGAGCAGCAGCAAGGTCAGGATTTGATTCGCAAATCCGAATGAGCTTTTGAATATCTTTGGGCAATTCAGAAATGAGCGCTTCACCATCGGTGGGGCGCTCTTTTTTTGCGGTTTTATCGGCTACAGAATAAGAAATTGAAATCCCCAAATATTCTTCAATAGTTTTGATATTAGCAGCAGATGGGAAATAGATGTTATTTCTCCACTGTGAAAATGTTGCGCTTGATATTTTTGTTGCGGCATAAAATTCCGCCTTTTTTATATGTCGAGAAACGAGCTCGCGTTCGACGATATCAACAAGCGTAGGACCGTCCAAAATATTAAGCCTCCCTTTGTACAAACCGCCGAAGTCGCACAAAATGCAAAGTTCAACTTGACATATTAAGCTGAACTTAGTATAATGTAAGCATAGGGCAATAAAAAGCAAGCCCCCCTTGATACTTAGCGGACTGTCGAAATTATTAGTTTGTTGGCACTTCTTATAATATCACGGTTCGCTAAGTTGTCAAGCAAAACTTAGTATTTGGAGGTGAAAAGATGAGTTTTCGAAGCGCTCGTCATAAAGCTGGATTCAGCGTCCAGCAGGTAGCAGACGCGCTGAAAATCTCCGACGTGGCCGTGTATTACTGGGAGACCGGTCAGCAGGCCCCGAGGGCAAGCAGATTGCCGGAAATCGCAGCGCTATACGGTTGCACGGTGGACGAGCTGTTAAAGCCCGATGAAAAGTAAAGGAGGAAGGGACCACATGATTTTCGCAGCATGGAAAAGCGGCTGCCGCATTTCCGCTGACGCGCAGAAGGTCGCTAACGAAATCTTAGCAATCGGCAGTTCTGCAACGACCGCTCAAATCCTCGACAAGGCGAGGGACGAGAAGACGGAGCTGCACAAGTGCTTTGATTGGAACGATGCCGAAGCCGCCGAGAAGTGGCGGTTGCAGCAGGCGCGGCACATCGTCTGCAATCTGGTCATCAAGGAGAAAAACGAAACGCCTCGCCCGGAGGTTCGCGTGTTCTTCAAGACGGACGCGGACAGCGGCTATAAGCCGACCGTCCTGATCATGCAGGACAAGGACGAATACCGAAAGCTGCTCGACCGCGCTTTTGCAGAGCTGAACAGTTTCAAGGCGAAGTACAAAACACTGGTAGAGCTTGACGGCGTATTTGACGCCATCGACAAGGTAACCGGATAGCAAAACGGCGGTAAGCGGAAACAGGGGCGCGTAGCTCCCCGCAGATAGTATAGCGTAGCTTAGAACACTTCACAGCACGAGAGAACAGAACCCTTCCAAACAACAAATGATATTACACGACAGAAAACAATAGAAATAATACTACACGCTTCTATTTCTGCTTACCGCAAACAAACACCTTACACGAGGACAAAACACCTCAACACACTATCGTATACCGCAGAACAACAAAACATCGTGCGCTTGCTGTGGCTTATGGCCTACTATATAAAAAAACTGCAAATTATAGAACAACTCAATTTAGAAAAAAAACAAAACACAACATGACTTTGTGAATACTGCTACCTCCACCATAAGTCACAGCAAGCGCACGAACAAAACGAAGGAGAAAGATACCATGAAAAAGGAACGCATCATTGAAATTCAGCCGGTGAAAATCGAATCGGCAACCATCTGTATCGAGGGCGACGGCGACCTTGTTTTAAACAAGATGAACGCCCGCACCATCCGAGAATTGACCCGCGCCCGCGAGAGCAAAAGAACCACGAAAGAAATCCCCAACAACTGGGAGGACATCATTACCGCCATGCACTGGCTGAACGGCTATCCGGTCGAGGACACTTACCGCGATATGAACGCAGAGGTTTTGCATGAGATGCTGGCCAACAACGCCCCGTGCATCACAGGCTTTGGGTTGAAAAAGTCCTTTTGTCAGGCAGTTGTCCGAAACGAGATCGATACTTACTCGACGAAGTTTGACAACGCCATGAATGTGACAAACGCACTTATTCCAATCAAGTTTGCGGAACACAACGTTGACCAGAAGCTCATGTCCCCGAAGCGCGGAGCACCCGTCCTTGTTTACATCAACCGCTTTTCCGGATGGAGTGCGAAAATCCCAATCACATACACCGAGAATGTTTACTCTCTCGACCAGATCGTGAACATCATCAATATGGCCGGCTTTGGACTTGGCATCGGTTCTGGGCGTTCAAGTGGATACGGTAGATACCACATTGTCGGCATCGAATAAAAATGCCCCGCCCAATGTTGCAGCATCGAGCGGGGCGGGTGGGACGAATCTCACCACAAGATATTGTGTCCGTGCTTATTGTAGCACGCGAGAAAGGAAAAGGCAAGATGCTAAAGCCACAACAGTTAACGCGACGGCGAAACGACCTTGAGCGAGCCGTGCGCGGCGCGATGGGACGGGCGTTGATTCGCACCGGCAAGGAGCTGGGCGAGGAAATCGGCCTATCGGAAACGCAAATCTGTAACAGAATGGCGGGGCGTTCCCGCTGGACTTTAGAGGAAATTTGGGAGCTTGACCGAGTTTTGCAATTTACGGACGCGGAAAAGCTCATGCTGATCGGAGGCGCGAAATGATCGATACGCTGTTTTTCGGCGGCATCGCCGCTGCGGTGATCGCGCTCAACGGCTGCGACTTTGCAACCTCCCTCGCCGTCATTGGCGCGTGCGCGGTCGGCAAGTGGCTGTATGAGCTGCTTCCCTACATCGACAGGGGGTGCAGGGGGTGAAATGCGAGCTGTACCATGACAACTTCCAGAATTTTAAGAAATACGGAATCCCAAAGGCGCAGCTCGTGATCGCGGACATTCCCTACAATATCGGCGCTGACGCTTACGGGAGCAACCCAACGTGGTACATCGGTGGCGACAGCAAAAACGGCGAGAGCAAAAAGGCAAAGAGCAGCTTTTTTAACTCCGACGGCTATTTCAAAATCGCTGAATATATGCACTTCTGCAACCGCCTTTTGAAGAAAGAGCCGAAGGAGAAAGGGCAAGCCCCGGCAATGCTTGTTTTCTGCGCGTTCGACCAGATGCAGACCGTCGTGGAGTACGGGAAGCAGTACGGATTTAAGAACAGCTACCCGATGTTTTTCTGCAAGAACTATTCCGCGCAGGTGCTTAAAGCCAATATGCGAGTGGTAGGCGCGACGGAGTTTGCGGTAGTTTTGTATCGCGATAAGCTGCCAAAATTCAACAACGGTCGAGAGATCGGCGAAGATGGGAAACCGATTCGCGGCACGGGAAAGATGGTTTTTGACTGGCAGAAGTGGGAGCGCGACGGGAAGGACATTCCCAAAATCCACCCTACGCAGAAGCCGGTGAACGTGTTGAAACGATTGATTGAGGTTTTTACCGACCCCGGCGATGTTGTAATCGACCCATGTGCGGGAAGCGCGACCACACTTCGCGCGGCGTATGAGCTGGGCCGCAATGCTTACGGATTTGAGATCGACAAGAATTTCTACAGGGCAGCGCAGGAACAAATGCTTGCCCCGCTGTTTGAAAAGCCCACACAAATCACGATGGAAGAGGTGACGCGATGAGAACGCACGACAAGCGCACGAGGGAGCAGCGCAAAGCCGATGAATCGGCGCTGATTGCGGCGGCGTGCCTGGGCGCGGCGATTCTCTTGATCGTGGTCGCCATCTTAGCCACCAGCGCGCAGGCGGTCGATGCGGAACCGGAAGAAGCACCCATCGTAGAGGAGTATGACCCCGCGCGGGACATTCCCGCTACGGAAAGCGCGGTGTGCGAGGACGTGTTTCTCGGCGAGTTTACGCTGACGGCCTACTGCCCCGGGCGCTGCTGCTGCGGCAAGTGGGCAAGCGGCTACACCGCGACCGGCACGCTGGCGACCGAGGGGCGCACGATCGCGGTCGACCAGAAGGTGATTCCCTACGGGACGCGCGTCCTGCTGATCTGGCCGGACGGCACTCAGCGCAGCTATATTGCGGAGGATTGCGGCGGCGGAGTGAACGGCAATCACATCGACGTGTTTTTTGACGATCATCAGGCAGCGCGCATGTTCGGCGTGCAGAGCGCGATGGCGTATTTGGAGGCGGCGGAATGATGCACTGCTTTGCTTGCGGTGCGGATTTCCGGGAGCCTGCGCTTTATGCGTACCGGGAAAATTTGGACGCTGAAAACTGGACGATTACCACTCAAACCGTGTGCCCTTACTGTGGCACAGACAATATTACGGAGGTAAAAGATGAACCTTTATCAGATTGATTCCGCGCTTGCGGAATGTGTAGACGCCGAGACCGGCGAAATCCTTGACGTTGAGAAGCTCATGGCGCTGAGTATGGAACGAGATCAGAAGATCGAGAACATCGCGCTTTGGATTAAAAACGATGTTGCCGAAGCAAAGGCGATCCGCGAAGAAGAGAAGACCCTTGCGGCGCGCAGACAGGCTTTAGAACGCGCGGCAGAGAGCAAGAAAAAATATCTCGATTCTGTTCTGAACGGCGAGAAGTTTTCAACCCCGCGATGCTCCATCAGCTACCGCAAGACCACCAGCGTGGAGGTCTCCGACATGGGCGCGGTGGTGGCGTGGATGCTCGCCAACGGTCACGACGGCGAGGTTACTTACAACGCCCCCACGGTGAGCAAGACTGACCTTGCCCCGTTGCTGAAAAACGGTGCTGAAATCGACGGTGCGATGCTTGTACAGGGCATGAGCATGGGGGTGAAGTGATGGAGAACCTTGAAATTTATGAGCGCGTTCGGCAAGTCCCGCAGTCCGCACAGCGCGAAATTCAAGCGGGGAGGCTGAAAGGCAAGACCGACATTAACCCAATGTGGCGCATTAAGGCGCTGACGGAGCAGTTCGGCCCTTGCGGTATCGGTTGGAAATATACCATCACTGATAAGCGCCTTGAAAATGGCGCGAACAACGAGGTTTCCGCATTTGTAGACATTGACCTTTACATCAAAGTCGACGGGGAGTGGTCGGACGCGATTCCCGGCACAGGCGGCAGCGCGTTTGTTGCCAGTGAACGAAACGGCCTTTACACCTCTGACGAGTGCTTCAAGATGGCTTTGACAGACGCGATCTCTGTTGCCTGCAAGGCGCTCGGTTTTGGCGCCGATGTGTATTGGGCAAAGGACTCGACCAAGTACACACCAAGACCGGAGAGACAGCAACCAAACGAGGCGGCTGGAAAACCGGTTTGCAAGGACTGCGGCAAGCCCATCTACCCTGTGACGCACGGAGGCAAGAAATATTCCGTTGCCGAGATTGCGGAGAACGCGATAAATACCTATAAAGCGCCGCTCTGCTGGGCGTGCATGACGGCAAGGAGAAAAGCCAATGAAAGCCCGACTGTATGATCTATCCCTTGCGCGAGATGGTGGGTATTTACTCACCATCGCCACGCGGGAGAATGTCGGTGCGCTGTTTGACGAGCTGCATGAGGTTGACGTTGATGTGACCATTAAAAAGCACCGCGAGAAGCGGAGCCTTGATGCAAACGCTTATTCATGGGTGCTGCTGGACAAGCTTGCAGAAGCCACAGGAACGCCAAAAAGCGAGATTTACCGGGGAGAGGTGCGGGACGTTGGCGGAAACACAGAAACCGTCTGCGTGCGTGAGAAGGCCGTGCAGAAGCTGTGCGATGGCTGGAACAAAAACGGTATCGGCTGGCAGACGGAAGTGATGGACAGCAAAATAGAGGGCTGCAAGAATGTGGTCTTGTATTACGGCTCGTCCACCTTTGACACAAAGCAAATGGCGCGCCTGATCGACAACATCGTGCAGGATTGCAAGGCGCTTGGCATTGAGACATTGACCCCGCAGCAGCTTGATGCATTGAAGGAGGAGTGGGGCAGATGACGAAAAGCATCATGCAGGACAAGCGAGAATGCTATATCTCAGGATTCTCGACGAACCTCGCGCGGCATCACATTTACGGTGGTGGCCGTCGGCAGCTATCCGATATTTGGGGCTGCTGGGTGTGGCTGCGTGCCGACTGGCACAATATGGCCGACTACGGCGTGCACGGCAAGAACGGTCACGAGCTGGATATGCGGCTGAAACGCGAGTGTCAGAAGCGCTTTGAAGAGCTTTACGGCCACGATACTTTTATGGCTGTATTCAAGAAAAACTATTTGGAGGAAGAATCATGCTGAACAGAATTTGCATCATGGGGCGCATTACGCGCGATCTGGAACTGCGCCGCACGCAGGACGGTACGGCGGTCACGAGTTTCACCGTTGCCGTCGATGACGATTTCAAGAGCAAGGCAACCGGCGAGAAGAGAACCTATTTCCTCGATGTGGTTGCATGGCGGCAGAACGCCGAGTTTGCTTGCCAGTATTTGAGCAAGGGACGCATGGTCGTGGTTGAGGGTAAACTCACCGTCCGCGACTGGACGGACAAGGACGGCAATAAGCGCCGCAACACGGAGATCATCGCCGACAACATCTATTTTGGCGATAGCAAGCGCACCGATGTAACCGCGCCGCAGGATTCAGCAGATGGTTTCGCGGAGGTTTGCGAGGACGAATCCGAGCTGCCGTTTTAAGGCGGTGACGGCATGGGAACTGCATCGGCAAGGTGCTATATAAAGGCATATTACGATTGGATCGAGCAAACAGCAGCACTGGAAGATGACGAAAAAGGCCGTCTGTTTGTTGCGATTTTAGAATATGCCAGGTCGGGAGAAGTCCCAGACAACCTTGGAAGAGAATCTATTTTATTCCCGGTATTCAAGTCGGTCATCGACCGCGACGCGCAAAAATCCGACGTTCTTGCGCGAAACGGCGCAACGGGTGGAAGAATGCCAAAAGCAAATGTAAGCAAATGTAAGCAAACGCAAGCAAACGTAAGCAAATGCAAGCCTACTAATAACATAAGACATAAGACAGAAGACGAAGGACATAAGACAGAAGACGATATACCCCCTAAATCCCCCTCTACGGGGGACGCATTCGAGCGTTTTTGGTCAGTTTACCCGCGAAAAATCGGGAAACAGTCTGCTAAGAGAGCTTTTGAGCGGGTCAAAGTCCCACTCGAAACACTTGTGACCGCAGTGGAGCGGCAGAAGTGCAGCGACCAATGGACGCAGAACAACGGGCAGTTTATTCCACACCCCGCCACATGGCTGAATCAAGGCCGGTGGGACGATGAACTGCCCGAGAGCGGCAGAGGGTATCACTACGACTACGGCAATACGGAGGGGAGCCTATGAACGTTGACGCATTGATTGACAGCATCGCGGAAAAGGCCGAGCCTGTGCGCGATCTGGTCGACTACGAGAAAGACGGGCTGCTGTACTGCGGCCATTGCAACACGCCGAAGCAGTGCCGGATCCCCATCGGCGGGAGCGTCCGCCTTGTCGGGTGCCAGTGCGCTTGCGCGGCGCGAGAATACGAGGCCGAGAAAAAAGCTCGCGCTGACCGCGAAAAGCGACTGCGCATCGAAACGCTGCGTGCTGACGGAATCCGCGACAAGAGCCTGACGGCGTGCCGGTTTGACACGGCAACGATGAGCGAGGAAATCGTCAAGTGCAAGCGCTATGCCGACGCATGGGACGATGTGCGGCGCGAGAACAGCGGCTTGCTGCTTTGGGGCAACACCGGAAACGGAAAGACATTCGCGGCGGCGTGCATCGCCAACGAGCTGATTGACCGCAGTATCCCGGCGATGATTACGAGCTTCCCGCGAATCCTCAATGCGGGATACGATAAGCAGGAAATCATCGAGCAGGTGCGATACTACCCGCTGTTGGTGATCGACGATCTCGGCGCAGAGCGAAGCAGCGAGTACGCGATGGAGACGGTCTACACGGTCATCGACGAGCGCTACAAGTCCAAAAAGCCGCTGATTGTCACCACGAACCTGACGCTGGACGAGCTGTGCAAGCCGAAGAACATGGACTATCAGCGCATTTATGACCGCGTAATCGAGATGTGCACGCCGTTGGTATTCAAGGGCGACAACCTGCGGCGGGATAAGGCGAATAAGCGCCTGCGGCATGTCAAGTCGGTGTTGGAGGGTAGCAATGGGAATTGATATTTCTCAGCTTGGCAAAGACGCTCAAGCACAGGTCATGGCAAAGATGGCCGTGCAGGAAGTCAAGAAACGCAACAAGTACGGGAACCGCAAGGTCGTGCGCGACGGTATCAAGTTCGATTCCGAGCACGAGGCGGCGCGGTTCGGTGAGCTGAAAGTGCTGCGAGCAATGGGCAAGATCCGCAATCTGAGGCTGCAAGCAAATTTTACCCTCGTGGAGGGCTACACGACCATCGAGGGCGAGAGGATCAAGCCGATGGTCTATCGTGCGGATTTCACCTACGAGCGGGCGACCGATCCGGACTGCAACGGCACGGTGTATTGGCTGCGCGAGGTCGAGGACGCGAAGGGCGTGAAAACGAAAGACTACCTGCTCAAAAAGAAGCTGATGCAGGACAAATACGGCATCACGATCCGCGAGGTGTGAGATGAGTTTTGAGCACTGCCACAGCTGCAAGCCGCCAACGCGGCACGTAGGCTGCCACAGCGATTGCCCGTACTATCAGGCGGATATCGCCAAGTACAACGAGGCGAAGGAAGCGGAAGCGCGCCAAACGCAGGAACGCGGCGCCTATTGGGGCGCGCGGCAGTTTAAGACGAGGCGCTACCAACGAACGAAATGAGGGAGCGAAAAGATGAAATACAGACAGCTGTATGTGGCGCTTGACCACAAGCATGCAGGCGTTGTTACCTGCGTGGCAGACTCGCCGACAGAGCTTGCCAAAAAGTGTGGCGTTGACCTCAGCGCGGTATCACATGCTATTTATGCCATGCGGCAGAATCCACAGAAAAAGCGCAGATTCGCGAGTGTCTGGACAACGTGGAGCGACAGGGAATATGCGAAATACTTTGGGGAGGTGTCAACATGTTGAGAGTGCATCGGGCAAAGACCCCGTTCGAGCGATGCGTCTATCCGGCCCTGAAAGAAGCGCTGGAAAAGACGGACTTGTCGCAGATCCAGCTTGCGAAAGAGTGCGGCGTAGCACAATCGACCATCATTCGGTGGACGTTCGGTGACTGCGAGTGCACGGTGAAATTCCTGCTCAAACTGGAAGAGATCACCGGGAAGCCGTTCCGGGAGATGTTCGGGGAATGCGAGGGGAGGATATGAAAGTTCTGGTTGCTTGCGAGGAATCGCAGGAAGTATGCAAGGCGTTTCGCGCATTGGGGCATGAAGCCTACTCGTGCGACATTCAGGAGCCGTCCGGCGACCACCCTGAGTGGCATATCCTTGGCGATGCGCTCAAGGCTATCGAGGGTGGGCAGCAATCGGTGAGCGCCCCCTTTTCGGGCATCATAGCGGAAAGAAGTCACAAACCTTTTGGGGCTGCTTTATGAAATTGGAGGACGCATGAACATCGGAGACACATACAGCTGGACACCCGCAGCCTTTGAGGGCGCGAGCGGCATTATGAGCGTGACCACGAAAGAGACGACTGCGCACGGGCGCGTCGTCTACATCAACGAGCGCCACCGCTACTTTACAGCGGAGGCAGATATCAACGGGAAGACGCCCAGAGAGAGCTTTAAATTTTAACAAAAATCAGGAGGAATTTTTATCATGAACAACAATCAGGACTATATCGTTCGCTGCGACCGCGCAGGCGTGTTTTTCGGCAAGATCAAGGAGAGAAACGGATCCGAGGTCACTATGACTGAGGTGCGTAAGCTGTGGAGTTGGGACGGCGCGTGTGCCGTGGAGCAGTTGGCGCAGGACGGTACAAAAGCACCGGGCAACTGCCGTTTTACCGTGACGATCCCGGAAATGACCGTGCTGGGGGCAATCCAGATCATTCCGTGCACGGATGCGGCATCGGTATCTCTCCGCGGCGTAAAGGAGTGGAAGAGATGACGCTTGCTGAGAGTATTAAAGACTTTTTGCTTGTAGGCTACGGCGACGGCTACGGCTCCGGCTCCGGCTACGGCGACGGCTCCGGCTACGGCTCCGGCTACGGCTACGGCGACGGCTACGGCGACGGCTACGGCTCCGGCTCCGGCTACGGCTACGGCGACGGCTACGGCGACGGCTACGGCTCCGGCTCCGGCTACGGCGACGGCTCCGGCTACGGCTCCGGCTACGGCTACGGCGACGGCTACGGCTCCGGCTACGGCTACGGCTACGGCTACGGCTACGGCTCCGGCGACGGCTCCGGCTACGGCTCCGGCATTAAACGCTTCAACCGAAAGCCGGTCTATCGAATTGACGGTGTGAATACGCTGATTCGTTCCGTGTGCGGCAACATTGCGCACGGAGCGATCGTGAACAATGATTTGACGACCACACCGTGCTACATCGTCAAGCAGGGCGACATTTTCGCACACGGCGAAACGCTGCGCGAAGCAATGGAGGCGTTGCGAGACAAACTATTTGATGATATGCCGGAAGATGATCGCATTGAGATGTTCTTGAGTGAGACAGACCGCGAAAAAACGTATCCGACGCAGTACTTTTACGACTGGCACCACCGCTTGACCGGATCGTGTGACATGGGACGAAAGCAGTTCACCCGTGACCACGGTGTTGACCTCGAGCATGGCATGATGACGCTTACGGAGTTTTTGGAGTTGACGAAAGACGCTTACGGCGGCGATGTGATTCGAAAAGTGATCGACAGAATGGAGGCATAAATGGACGCTTTTGAATTTTTGAAAGAACGCAAAAGAATGTGTAACAGCTACAAGGGTTGTGGCGGATGCCCGCTTGAGAGAGGTAATTGTGGCCTCAATACCAGCACGTCCAATGAAGAGTGCGAAAGAATTGTCGCTACCGTCGAGAAGTGGTCCAAGGAACATCCGCGCAAGACACGGCAAAGCGTGTTCCTGGAGCATTATCCGGAGGCAAGCCTTGATGTGAATGGTTTAATGCAGTTTTGCCCAACGTCTATTTCTGCTGCTTATAGAGATAGAGACAGTAACGGATTGTGCGCAGACCCAGACCGTAAATGTGAAGATTGCCGCCGTGAGTTCTGGATGCAGGAGGCGGAGTGATGGAACGACTGACGAAGCGCGACAACGATGGACAGGCAATGATGGACTGCGAGAAGTGCAAAGCGGATTGGACGGGTAAGCATGGTAAGCCGATGGTTGACTGCACTGCACTGTATTGCCGCAATCGTTTGTTAGACCGGCTGGTGAAATATGAGGATACGGAACGGGAACCGGAGGAAATCGACATGGATCACGAAGCCGCAGAGACGCTTCGCCAACTGTGCCGAAACTGCGATCTTGACCGGTTGGAGAAACTGGCTGAAGCCGACAGGGACGGGCGGCTGGTGGTGCCGCCGTGCAAGGCGGGAGATACGGTGTATGAGGTTACAAGTCGAAAAACCATAAGCGAATACCGAGTAAAGGCAATTCGCGTGGAATTGTTTTGTACATTCATTGAATGGGATATTGTAGCCGGGTTTGTTGATAAATCCATTTTCGGCGTACCGGTTGATGAAATCGGCAAGACTGTGTTTCTTACCCGCGAAGAGGCGGGGAAAGCATTGGAGGCGATGAAGAATGTTTGACCTGAAACCTTGCCCGTTCTGCGGCGGAGAAGCAATACTTGAAACAGTAGATGGCAACAGCCCGAAAGAGTGCTATATATACTGCCCAGAGTGTGATTTTGAAAGTGGCGTATATAGCGAACCCAAATTTATCGTCGAAAAGTGGAACAGGAGGGCTAACAATGGCAACTGACTTTCTGGGGCAAACCCTTAATATCGGAGATGATGTAATTTTTTTAAATTACAATAGAACATCCGCAGACTTAGAGAGAGGGAAAATAACGAAGTTATTTCCACACGCAGCAGAAATTGGAATGAAGCGAAGAGCTGAATATAAAATAGTTAAGATACTTACCGACGTTGCGCCGGTGGTGCATGGGCGGTGGGAACAAGATGCGGACGGCGATTGGTATTGTACAAACTGCGATGAAGTTGTTGCTATTTGCGAAAGTGGTAGAGAACGGACTTATCGCAAGCTATACTGTCCCAACTGTGGCGCGAAGATGGACGGAGGTGACAACGATGCGCTTGATTGACGCTGATTTATTGGAAGACCAGTTTGGAATATCCGATGAAGACCTTCTTGCACTTGACGAAATTCGACACGCTCCCACCGTTGATGCTGTGGTAGTGACGCGGTGCAAGGACTGCAAGCACTATCGCAACCACCCAAACGGTTTGTGTTACCTACATACGGAGTCAAAGGCAAATGCCCGCGGGTATTCCGGCGATGCGGTGTGTGTAGAGCCAGACGATTTTTGCAGCTACGGCGAGCGGAGGGAGGAATAATTATGGCTGAGTATTTTGCAGAAAGAACGTGCGATGTGTGTGGCGCCAGAGTTGCAGTAAAAAAAAGGCTGTTCTTCAAGACGTATTACGACTATACGAGGATTCGCTTCAACGGAAGAAATGAGCAAGCTATCTTGTGCCAAAAATGCTATGCGGACATGGTACTGGAATTGCGCGAAAAGCTTGAGGAAAAGAACAACCATGCTGACGATCACGATTAAAGCCAACGTCCCCGCCGCTGATGCGCAGGGCATCAAGGAGCGCATCGCCATGGATATCGAGCGATACGGCGACTGCAAGGTCGTAAGCATCGTGAGCGACCGGGGGCGGGAAGAACAGCTACGAATGAAAGGAGCCAAATTATGAGCATCAATGTGAAGAAGTACACCAAAGACCAGATGGCAAAGATGGTGGAGGAAGCCGCCGAAAGGCTTAAATCGCAGGAAAAAGAAAATGAAGAGCTGGCTGAAAAACTGAAATCCCAAACGGCAAAAACGATTGCGCTGCGAAATAATTTGATGGCAAAGATGCATTCGAACGCCGTGCTGACTGAGAAGCTTGACCAAATGAACGGCGAGGCCATCACCCGCGAGAACGAGATCGCAAACCTGAAAGCGGACGCGGATTCGCTGCGAAATAAGCTCGCTGACACTGAGGCGGCGCTTGGGCGGGCGAATGCAGAGTTGACGTATTCTGCCGCTGAAAAGAACGCGCTGCGGAATGACGTAACTAAAATGACGGATAGAGCCGCTTTGGAGATTGGGCGCGCTACCTACGCAGAAGCCCATCCGTGGCGCAACCTGTGGGCGTGGTTCAAGAGAAAGGTAGCGCGCCATGAGTAAGCCGCGCTACAGTTGGTGGGGCTATGTAAAAGCCATTATCCGCCGCTATGCCACCAACCGAGAGCAGGAGCTGCATGGAGTGGCTTTGTTAGAAAACAACGCTGTGCGAAAAGCGGTGAGCGAAACAAGGGCAATGCAAGACGGCGAAGAGCGCTTGAGATTTATCCGCCTTGTGTTTTGGGACAAGACACACACGCTCGAAGGGGCGGCGATGGCGGTCAGCTGTTCCGACCGAACGGCGAGACGATGGCATACCGATTTTATCAAGTGCGTAGCACGGAACTATGGGCTGCTCGATGACTAAAAGTTGGCCTTAAAAAGCCATTTGCTTATGAGATAATAGAATCGCAGAGGTGTAAAAGCCTTTGCGGTTCTCTCATTTATGGCGTTTACCTCCTGCGCCATAGCGGGGCGCGGTGCTTTTCATCTTCTCACACCGCCCCCGCGATATGCCGCACGCACGATGCAGCCCGCGATCAGGGCCGAGAGGTCGCACCTCTCATGCGGCACAGGACCCCGCGCACCTCTCAACGATGTGGCCCAGCGGGGGCATTTAGGGGCGAATGTTCCAAGGCTGGCGAGGCGGTCTCCAAAACCGCTTGGGTGGGTTCGATTCCCAACCGTCCCTGCCAGAGGCCGGGTAGCGCCCGGACAATGTGAGACCG